GTGGGTCCAGGTACAAGAAGTCATTTTCATGTGCTGGGATGGTGTCGAAGCAACTACCATAGGCAAACGACACGTTGGGAGCATGGAAATTCCTAAGTTTATTCACACCCACTAATCTGAACTCTGCTCTACTACGAACAGTAGAACATCCGATCTTACCTGAGTACGAACCCTTGATTGCAAGGTAGAATGAGAGTGCTCGCTCCCACTTGTCCTCACTATCTAATCCTGGGAGGAATGATTTATAGTGATCGCTGTCAACTAGTGGAAAGTGCTCCTCTGCCATGTCGGCAAGGATAGCAGCACCACCATTGCCCACCACGATCTCCCAAAAATCTGCTAGTGGGCGAAACACGTCATAACCTTGGACCTTGACACCCTCACTAGCGATCAGCATTTCAGTGCTGCCACCACCCCAGAAGGGCGACACAAGATATTCAATGCCAGGATTGACATCACGAATGATCTTGATTAGATCTTTCTTCATTCGATTCTTACCACCAGCATAGCGGTAGAGAGAATGATTAGTTACTTTTTGAGATGGGGCCATGAATAGGTGCTACGAAGAACTTTGGCAGTAAACTTATCTCTATTATACCCCACAGGTTGGTGATCTGACAAGTCTAGACAGTCACACATAATAGATGCATATGTGTCGTTGTTGATTCTCCCGTTCACATAACTAGAAGCAGCAACACGTATGGCACTGAACATCTGTTGTGCTAACTCTTTGTCACCGTACAAGTGTTCGTGTAGAATAGTATTGAGAACTGGTTTGTAGTTGCCTTGACTACCACCAGAACGTACTTCTCCCTTCTTAGTTAAACGAAATGGTTGTAGTGATGACATACCAACATTACGCCACATGTACTTCTCATAGCGTTTAGCACACATAGGAGCAAACTTTGCTAGATCTTCCTCATCCATAGCGAGGATCTTGACCTTCTCTTGCTGTCCTTTAGCAGATGCTTTGAGCGTATCAGCATACCAGCTGTTAAACTCTGTCTCTCCTTTGTTAGCACGTTTCTGCCAACGATCAACAAACACCTCCATGGTGGATTGTTTACGATTCTCGTTGACATTGTACAGAGTCAAGATCATATTATCTGGATGATCTCCACCGTTAGGTGAGATATGCTCAACTTGTAAGTCAAGAATATGATGTGGTCCACTCAAAGTATAAGCACACTTACGATCTTGCTTCAGATACATTTGACACAGAAGAATGCCACGCTGTTGTGTAGGATTATCTGTCAATGATTCACTGACTGGATCCCACCAACCAAGGTGACCCTGCTGACCAGACTTACGAATCATGGCACGATCAGCTGTAGACTGAGAATTATAAAAGATAGATGCTTCTTCCCATGATACTTCAACAGTATTTACTTTGGATCGAATAGCATCACCACCAGATAGTAGAGTCTCTTTGTTATCTAAGAGAGCAATAGTTTGTTGCCAATCAAGAATTTGGTGACCAGGAATACGTGTTGGGTTCATCAGACAGTGACGGAAACAGCAGGAAGACCCTTGACGAAAATAGTCTCGACAAGGTTTTGAAGACGTTTGATAGTGTGAGCACCGTAGTTCTTGAATACAGGTACGATGACCTTGCCACAAGACTTACGGTACATGTCAAACTTGCCTGGGATAATCTTACCACAAGCAATGTCAGCAGCATCATCTTTGTTAAGACGGATGACACGACCAACAGTTTGTGCCATTTGGATGACATCGAGTTGACGAAGGAACACACAGTGTGTTAGACCGTGAACGTTGATGCCTTCAGACAGGATGCTGTAGTGGAAGATCACAAACTTACGGTTTGGATCTTTGCCCCAAGCATTGAACGTATCGAAGAACTGCTCACGGTTGACCTTAGTCTTGTTCACATAAGCACCATACTTGCTGGTGATGTGGAGTACATCATAACCCTTCTCATGAAAGAAGTCAAGCACAGTTGTCTTGGAAAGCAGATTAAACATGACCTTGCTACTAGGAGCAGCAACTAAGATCTTATTGCCATCAGCATCAATGTCACTGATTAGATTGATGAGTGTGTCTTTGTCAGACTCATATGAGAACTGACCCTTGACTCGCTCGAAGTCAACCTCAAAGGGCATAACTTCAGGAGCAAGAATGCTACCGTTGTTGAGCAGTTCAGGAGCAGGCACATTCTCAAGCACAGGACCATAAACTGTGCTATTATTCATGCCACGTCCATAAGCATTACGAGTGTGCTTAGGTGTGGCGGTGAAGAAATAGTAGGACTTAGACTCAACATTGAGTACAGACTCAAAGAAATCACGACGGACAGCATTGTGTGCCTCATCGTAATAGATACAGTCAATATCAATGTCAGACTCTACAATACGACGGAGACTATTGTATGTGGTGAAGATAATCTCATGAATACCAGCAGATTTACATACACCATGGTGACACTGGATCTGTTGAACTTTAGTGCTGCTTCCGAAAGAAGTTTCACCACTATGAACGTGGAACATTTCAGCATTCACAACACCGTTGAGAGCATTCCAGAACTCATCACACAGTTGGTTTGCCAGCAGAATACGTGGGGCGACCACTACAATAGTCTGTGGCGTGGTGGCGGCGAGCAAACGACGCTCAGTGTCCTTGATCATGACGAGAGTCTTACCACCACCTGTGGGGACAATGACCTGACCAAAGGAATTGTTCTCAAGAGCAGCAAGTGCTCGCTGCTGGTGAGGACGGAGGGTGAGCATGAATGCCTTGCTGACTACCCTGTTATTATAGCAGAAAACCGCCCTTGTGGGGCGGTCTAGTCCAGTTATGGAAGTGGTTCTGGTTGTGGTTCTCGGAGTCCAGTCATCCCATCGTTTCCTCTAACGTACAATCCATTACTAAAAATAACGTATTGAATGAAATAATCCAGATCGTCTGGTTTAGTATTGGGGAAATTCTCTCTACAGAACTCATCAGCAGACTCCTCAGTGGTAAATTCAACAAATGTAAACTCATTATACAATAGTTTATCAAAGATTGCTGGATTCTCAGACTGCATATTCAAATAATATGCTGAATAGATAGCAGTTGCTTTAGTAGCATCATCTACACCATCTGGTCCTACAGTTCTTAATAGTACAACTGTTGATTGTGTTGCCTCTGTATAATGTTTAATCCACTCGGCAAAGTTTCTAGATGTAACGTACATTATATTACTCCGTGATGTTCAAATTTTCAATAACAGCACCAGTTAGTCCTTCATTCAAACTATACTGCTGTATCTTATCCCAAATTTGCTTATTCAATGGCAATCCACCCTCATCTTGACGTTGTTTAGCAAGAATAGCAGACTGTTTAATATTACCTACGAGTTGTTCGGTACTATATTCTCCTGCTTCAAATGCACTAAACTTAAAATGACTGGGAACTGATAGATATTCAGTCTCATGATCTGGATCCATTTCATGATAGGCATAAGGATCTATTGGCCAATTATATTCTTCATCCCAGATAAGATAGTCTAGCATATCATCAAAATCTTCTGGTGTTTTAATATTATCTCTCAAATATGTTCTATAAGCAGTCCACATTTCTAGTTCACCACTAAACTTTTCCGTAGCATCTGATAGTTGTGACCAATCAGAACCACGAAGCAATTTAGTTAGAACTGCCTTCTTTTCTTCGTCAGTTTTTACTAGATATTCTCTTCTAGTAGCAACATCAATGATTGCTTTAGACTTTACAACCGAAGCATCAGTTTGCTGTACTGCTAGTGCTGCCTTCATAATATCAAATAGTTCTTTTACTTGACCAGAGGTAAGATCATTTTTTTCATATCTCAACCATTTTGAAGTTTTTGAGGAAAAATCAAATTTTAGTTTTTCCTTCTCGAAGATATGCTCGCCATCTTCAAAAACAGCAAAAGTTACAATTCGGTCATTTTCGTTAGACCACTCATCTGGTAGATTATTGTGTAGGTTGGTGTTTACCTGGGCATCAAGTTTTGTACCAAGGTAAGTCCACTCACCGTCTTGCTTGACACGAACAACCATCAGACGATGTAAAGCGTCCCATTCTAAAATAGGTTTTCTTTCTTCGGGGGGTAAGATTTTCTCAAATTGAAAATCGTCTGGATTGAACGCCATTTCTACTAGAATACCTTTTTACTATTTAGAACGCTTTGATCATCCATTTGGACCACACATAAGGTGTGACCATCGGAACTTGATCTTGGGGTGAGAACGAGGGAACAGGAATCAACTGTTTGGTTTGTTGTAGTGTAAATGTACCAGGAAGAACTTGAATACCAACATCTAAAGCAGAGAATTCTAGGTTAACAGAACTGTTAATACCACCAGAGAAACTATTGAGAGCAGAACTAGCAGTACCACCAGTCTCATTATTACCATAACCATAGATATTATCATCACCTACAGCAGTCAATGAAACATAGTGATTATGCTTCAATTTATTGACAGGGTTATATGATTTAACAGTAACTTCTTTTTCAGGAATGTCAACTGTACTAAGGAACTTTCTAGCATTCTCACCACCAAATGCTCCAGTCTGACCCGTAAATGGTATAGAAGCTAAATCAATATAAGAATTGATCTCATTGTAAACCGCTCCAGTTATACCATCCTGTTCAATAGTAACAGAACCATAACCCCCAGCATTCTGAATACCTTGATAACCAGGACTTGTTCCGCCACCCCAATCAGATTTACTTCCATCCCACCAACCAGAATCATCACAACCAGTAGATCCAGGTAAATTGTCTGCTTGTAGATCATAATCTTGTAAAGCATATCCCCATAAGTTGAATGAGAACTGACCTGATGATTCAAATGTTGCCACTGTAGGTGATCCTAAATTAGCAGCATTAGGTGGCGCAACATCAATACCAAATCCACCATTACCACCCCAGTTAACTCTACCTTTAAATCTACCTGGGTCAGCAACACCAGAGATCAAATCGTGGAAGTGTAGAGGAACATCATAAATCTTTTCTGGTTTCAATCCAACAGGACATCCTGCTTTACCCGATGTAAAGAACTCGATCAATCCACTGACTTCAGTATATCCAGTAGTAGATACCTGAGCAATACCAAAATATTCAGATTCTTGTGCTGGTTGTCCAGTAGCAGGAGTAATAACCTGTTCTAGTTCATCAACACCAGGATCGCCAATAGTATCTACAAACCACATACCACCAAATGCTCCAGGTTCTTGGTTACCAGGAGAACCAGATTGCTTGGTTGGTTTGAAACCTGGAACTAATCCAGGTGATGATTGAGAATTGCCATCGATAACACCCGTTCCCTTGACATATCTATTTCTGTAATCAGGTACTCTAAAGTATACATCACCACCAACAGTTTTACCACCATAATCATATCCCAATACAGAGAATAGCAATGGATATTCTGCTGGATCATAATATCCACCATCACAGTTAACCCAACTCGGGAATCTAGAGTCTGGTTTGCCATCAAGTTTGCCCCAGAAATCAGACTCAGTACCATCCTGGAACACAGGCATAATAGCACCAATAGGTAGTCCATCAAACTTAGTATTGATCCTAACTTGCTGACCACTGAATGTATTGCCAATATATTTACATGGCGTGATAGAACTATACCATTGACTGTTAATAGGATCTTGTACAGCAGCAGGTGTTTGAAGGGAGAATCCAGTTACATAAGACCCAGCAAAAATAAATGCGGTTCTTGTAAATCCAGGGATCCCTGAAGATAATAGTCTAACAGTAAATGTTGAACCATTTGATACATTTGCTTGAGAACCTACCGTATATGTGTTATATCCACCACCTCCAACATTAATTTGAAGTCCATTTGTACCATACAATCCAACAGTAATCCCAGGAGATAGACCAGAAATTGTAATAGTCTCTGCTGCTTCAGTATATACATCAGGAGCAGAAGCAATTTGAGTAGCAAAAGAGAACGGATCGGGATCTGTACCAAATTGACCAGCAGTAACTACACTCCAAGGAGTTTCAAAGAATCCTGCTGTAGATGTAGAAAGACCTAATTTAGTATTAAATACCCTAGTCTCGCCAACAACATCACTAGTTGTATACTGTAGTGCTAATGTATCAAAGTTATTAATTGTAGTCGTTGTAACACCTTCCGCCAATAATACGCCATTTTTAATGATACGTGCTAAATCACTACCAGATCCTTGATCACCAGCACCCTGCTCAACAATAAAATCAACAGTAGTTTCAAGACCTTGGATTAAATTAGTATTACTTTCAAATGTTGTCAACAAATTAGCACCAACTTCATATATCCAAGTATAAGGATCAGGAGTTGAGTCCAATTCAGCAGCAGTCGTAACTTTCCATTCAGTTGGAGTTCCATTTCCAACGGTAACTTCGGTCTCTACTTCAGTCAAGAAATCAACCGAAGATGTCAGTCTAATTGTAAACGTCTCACCATTTGATATGGTAGCACCAGGAGTGCCAGAAACGTAAGCAGCACCTTCTACACTAATCTCAGCACCAGCACCAACAGCAGTCATGATTACGGGAACAGTAATACCAGAAATTGTAATCTCTTCACTTACAACACTAGTTGATGGAGTTACACCATCAATTGGAGTTAAGAAGAACGGATTTGGAACCGAGTCTGGCGGTGGACCAGTATTAATATCCCAGTTAGCACTAGTATCGCCAACAGTAACACCAACAGTGTATGTGGTAAAGAATTGATTACCTGTGATTGCTTTTACTTGTACATATTGGCCATTTGCTATTTGAGCAGAAGCCTGCCATCCTCCACAACTAGATTCTGATCCAGTACTACAAATTCTAATTTGTGATGTAAACCCAGGAGAAGTTACAGAAACAGCAACGGTTCCAGTAATACCTGTGATCTGTACAATATCAGAATAAACTTCCTCAGTAATAGTAGCACCATCTGTCGTAGAGAAAGCAAAAGGATCTGGTGTTATATCTTGCTGTGAATATTCAATATAAACAGCGCCAGATTCACCACAAGCAGCACCTTGACCTTGTGGAGTTCCAGCACCAAGTAGAGTACAGTAAGTAGTATTGTAATAAGCACCACCACCATTACCACCAGTAGCATCTAGATCATTGGATTGTAGTGTTACCCCATTCTCGGTGTAAGTATTAATTAGTGTGCCAGCAGCACCATCATATCCACCACCGCCACCACCAGGACCACCACCTTGACCAGTTCTGTCAGGAGCATCATCACCAGGCAAGTTGATGTTTATTGTTGACGTGCTTAAGCTACCATATGATTGATAATTACCATATTGAATCCCTAGTGGAGTAGCAGTATCATTACCAGCGCCACCGCCGCCACCACCACCACCAGCCATAGCAATCAAAGTACCATCACTTAATGTTATAGCAGAGGCACCGCCGCCACCACCACCCGAACCAGAAGGATCACCAGTGCCAGAGTTGCCACCATCGCCACCATAAGCATAACCAAATCCACCATCTCCACCACCAGTTCCTGTTACATAATCACTACCATCCTCACCATTATCAGCAGGATAAATTCTTAGTGTAAAGTCAGGTTCTCCAAAACTGTTTAGTGGCCAAGAAGCAGTTGGTACACTAACCGCTAGTCTGGTAACATTACCAGAACCACCAGGACCACCCGTACTATTGGGTATGTCAGAACCACCATATCCACCACCAGCACCAATTAGCGACACGAAAAATCCTTCACCAGCAAAAGCAGGAATCTGGAAGACAGTATAATCAATAAAACTTTGACCGAACCATGTTTCAGTAATAAATTCACCTAGAACGTTAAACTGACTAGTATATACTCTAAATGTATCAAATAGAGCAAGACCATTAGTAATATCAGATGTTGTACCAATTCTATATGTAAGTTGTGCTAAACCACCAGATCCAGAGGCGGCATTCTGTCTAACATATAAAATATATGTTGTTGGCAGAACAGTAACTGACGAACCCCAGTTAATACCATCAGCACTAAGACTACCAACACCACCAGTAATTGATGCTGTTGTAGCTTGATCTAATCCATCAATTTTTACTTCCTGAATTTGTTCTACACCAGGATTTGAAAGATATACAGGAGTAGCATGGAATGGATAAGGAACTGTTCGTGCTGCACGAGTGAACAGACTCATCTGGAAAGTCTTTTCAGCAAATGTTGGCGAACTTGGTCCACCTGTTGGATTGCCGATAGTAGGATTACCATCAGGTGGTCCTTGTAATCTTACCTTAGCAGTTTGAAGAACACCGTAAGTAGCAGACGATGCTAATTTCAGGTTAATAATATCATTTTCTTCAACTATAAGTTGCTGTACCCATGTACCAGTATTATTTTTTCTAATAAAACCACCAGTACCATCAATAATGGCGGTCATCTTAACTCCCTGACCATTTAATGAAGCAACCGTATTTTTAGCAGTCGTTGGGTTGTTATTATTTAAATTTGTATATGGTGCTTCTAAGTCATTGTAACTTCCAGAAGTATATTCTGTGCCAAGACCTGTGATAAGTACATCAGCAAAATACATGAACCCAGGTTCGGATCTACTGTGTGAGTTATCAGCAGATACTACAACTTTTTCATATTCTATAATTTGTAATGTAGCTGTCTGTCCACCACCACTGATAGTAACGGTGTTTCCAATAGTATATCCATAACCAGGATCTACAATAATCAAGTCATTAAAACCATCGGTAGTTAGTTTAACTACCATACTATTGCCAGATCCACCAACAACATTATAATTTTGACCAGGAATAAACCCACCAGTTGGTTGAGCTCCAGTCAATGCAAGTTTAGCACCATATGTAAAAATAGGAGCGGCATCTACTGGATCTGTATATCTATCTACTTCAGTCCACGATTGCCAATTGTCGGTAACTGTACCAAGAGTTTGAGTTACCTGATAAGTACCTGCTCCGTATGTACCAGCAGTAGTATTTTCATAATTCGTACCACTTCTACTATAGGTATCACCACCAACAGCAAATACATTTAACGTACCTGTACGTTTCTGGGTATAATTAGGTCCATTAAGAATTCTTGTGTAGAGAGTGTCACCAAGGACAAGTTGATCACCAATAGATTGTGACCAATTAGAATTATCAGCAGAAATTTGTACATTACCAGTAGATGTTGCTCTAAGTACAACATCACCATCAAGACCAGTAATAGCAACATTATATCCAAAGTAACTAGGACCACCATCAGCAGGAATTATCTGATCTACTCTATCAGTAAAAGCATATTGATTAATGTTTTGATCTTGTGCTCTAGTAGTAATACCCCATTGTCTAGAGAATGATGTAGATGGTTGTCCAATACCAGTACCAAATGTCTCATCACCTACATTAAAAGTAACCAGAGTGCTGGTAACATACCAGTC